GTCTTTTAAGAGCTCGCCAAACAGGCTCATGATGCTGCCGTGTCGAGTCGACGGTTTGCCGATCCCGCTGACACTCATTTGGGCATGCCACTTTTGATCGCGCAGGTCCATTATTCTTCTCCCGATTCAGGTAGCGTGTCCAGAAACTGTTCCAGCTCGCCCATCAAATCGTTGGTTTCGGCAATGTTGCTGTTGCCCCGAGTCGTTGCGGCCTCAAGTTCAACCTCGCTGCGCGCAATCGTCAGGCGCAAATAATTGCCCATATAGACTTCGCCGAGCCAGTTTGCGAACTTTAGGACAACCTCCCGATTCGTTCCTTCAAACTTAATGGTGTCGGCGGGTTTGCCTTTGTTCTCCAGCTTGGCCCAAACTTGTGTTGTCATCTTCATCTGATTCACTCCGTTGTTGTGCATGTGAATAAGGATAGGTCTTGGGCCTCCGGCCACCACGAATCGGGAGGTGATTCACTAATAGGTCGGGCGGTCATCTTTTGTTGCGCCACTGATTCAACATGTGACTGTGTTCGCTCTTACGATTTAGCGCCTCCGGCCACGCAGCTACTTATTCAGATTGTTCATGTAATGTCTAGGTAATTCTATTTTGCACTTGATTCTGCACTTTGCATTCTACTTTGTCATTACATCATGCATCTGCATCTGAATCCCCCTGCCTACCCGTTGCCATGCACTCGGTCTGCGACTCAACCAGTCCTACTCGATCTGAATACATGACCCGATTTAGGCCCCTCTTAAAAAATTCACTATTAAGAATCAAACTGGCGACTCACTGGGGGAGGGGGTAGAGCAGAGCCAGCGGGCTGGTAGTGGGGGAATCGGCGTCGAGTCGCAACGGATGTGCATAGCACCGCAAGGGGGATTGGCGGGGGCTGGAAACAATCTGCAACGTGTAACGACAATATATAATTCAATATACAATTTGCCTGACAATGTTCAAACAATCTGATTCGTTGCGTTTTGCTTTGCGGCAGACTTGCGGACCCGATCCGGCTCTTGCCCTACGATTCGACGCATCCGCGTAATGTTATAACATCACATGCCCGTTTTGACTCCGTTCGTCGCTGTTTTTGCACGACTCATCGTACACCGGCGCAATCCGCTTGCCCGTACGCGGGACGCGTGGGAAAAGACGACTCCACCAACGCACACAGGAGAATACGAAGTGACCAAGCATCCGACCGGACAGACTGTCAGCGGCCACCAGCGCCCGGACTCAAACCTAGCCCACCGTACTCGCGGCAATACTGCAATGATCGACGGACTCAGCCGCGCAATCGAAGCTCATGCAATGGCCATGCGCTACGCAATCCGCACGGGCGACGAGTCTAAGCTTCAAGCCGCGCTTGCTGACATGGGCATGGACTTCCGTGCGCTCGAATCCGCAATCGTTGAACAGGAGCAATAAGACATGATCCGACTCATTCGCCGCGCCTACTACGCGTGGGCACTCGCAATGGCAGAGGAACGCCTTGCTCGCTATGGTTCGCCGCGTAATCGTTTCTGGAACGTTCATACGCACGTTGCCCTTGAACGAGAGCGCGACCGGTTGGCCCTCGCACACGCGCGCACGTTCCACACTTTCCGCTGGCGCTAATCAGCCAGGGCGATTTTTGACATCATGGCGCTTGACTGCCGTTAGGCGCTTTGAGACCCTGATAGCAGGGGACAGGGACTTTCTAACTTCCCCTGCACACACCGAAAACATGAGGAATCAGAATCATGACTGACGAAACCAAGAAGCCCGAAGCCAAGACCGTCGCAAACGACATGACCGCGCGCCGCGTGTTCGACTCGACCGACGCCGCCGCCGAGTATCTGGCCGCCAGCGCGCAGACGTTCGCTGACTGGCCCGACGGCTCCGAATCGGCGATTCCCGTTGCGGCGCCGGGCGTGGGCGAAGCTGGGTTTGACCCGGCAATCTACACCGACTCGATGGATGTGATGGTCGCGAAGCTGACCGCCGAGCGCAAGGTTAAGGCCATCGTCGTCGCGCCGATTCCCAAGATCAGCGTTATCCTTGCCGACGAGGCGGGTTTGGCGTGGGCGACGAAGATTCTGCACAAGGAACTCAATCACGTCGCCGTCCGCGCGCTTCGCGAGGCGGAGGACATCAGTACCGTGATCGACCAGATGCCCACCACGCTGCTCGCGTACATCGAGTCGGGTCGCGCCGGTTCCGGCATCATGGAAACCTTCAACGAGCTCTACAAGCAGATCAACGCGACTTTCGCGGCCAAGCTGCCGGTCTGGGCCAAATATCGCCTAATCAAGAGCGAGCTGAAGAAGGCAATGGAATCGAAGGCGTACGCCGAATCCATCTACGCCGCGCTCGAAGACTACCGCGGCAAGTCGCTGTTTGTCGCGGCGATCGAACTCGGCATTTCGGCGGCCAAGCGCAAGGGCCTCGATCCGACCATCTTCGAGCGCTGGCTGGCGACTCGTGACCAGAAGGTCTATGACCCCGCGCAGCCGGACGACGAAGACGAGGCGTTCGACCTCGACAGCATGACGGATGCTCTGCTGGCCGAAGAAGCCAAGGACTCGACCGACGCAGCGAGCGCCGATCAGCCCGACGCTGCACCGGCCACCGAATAACCAACCTCCGGGGGTGCGGCGAGTTGCTGCACCCCCTTCTCTTTCGACTCGCCATGTCATGTTATATCATCACCCGCCGGCCTCGCTCGCTGCGCTCGCTCGGAAGAAGAGTCGGCTAGTCGCCGACGAGCTTTGCTTTTAAGATGATTCGCTTCGCTCAGTTTAGTTTGTAAGAGCGCTGCGCTGAGCTGGCACGGCCACACCATTCTTCCAACGATTCACTATGCCGGGGGGCTATCCCCCCATTCGACCGCCGGGGGCCGTGCGTTTAATATGGCACTCACAAATTCGACGAAAAAATTCAAAACACCCTAATTCGAGTCGGACGCAATAAAAATTTTGAATCAAAAAACAAATCAAACTTTCTGTTGCATTCGCCGCCCAACCTATTAGCCTGAAGATCGACGAATCGGAGCCGCGCATGTCGCTGATGAATGTCACCGCGAAGAGCCTGACTCAAGACCTTGCCACCGAGGTCCCGGAGATTTATGTCGTTATCGCAAAGCACGCTGTGCTGGGGATGGATCGCGACTCGATCTGTGAGGTGCTGGGCTGCACGGACGCGGAGCTTGCAGAAGTCGAAAATGATTCGCTGTATAAGCAGGTGCGTCAGATCGTGGGGGCCGCGCAGGCCCAGGCACGGGTGAGTCAGACGGTCAGCATCGACGCAGTGGAAGAAATGGCGTGGGCCAAGCTCGCCGAGCGGATGCCGTACGAGAAGGACAGTGAGTTTCTACTCCGAGTCGCAGCGGTTGCTAACAAAGCAGTCAGGCGCCAAGGCCCGCAGCAGAACGTGCTGGACCCAAGCCGCGCGGCTGGACGAACCGCAATCACGCTTACGCAGCGACTCGTTCGCAAGCTTTCTAATGGCGCGGGCGAGATCAGCGAAGAGCGTAGCATCAGCATTGTGGACGGTACGATGAAGCAAGCCAGCTTCGATGAAGTCGATTCGTTGCTATCGGTGAGCGATTCGATTCCGCGCGCTGCCCTTATTGAGACCAAGACTGCGATTCCCTCCACCGAGGAATTTGACGAATTTATGCAGCAGCACGGAGGCTGAAATGAAAGACCCGATGCAGGACTTGCCGCTCACGGTGATCAAGCCGGTGGATGACTTCGGAGTCAGATGGGATCGCATGGGACGGAAGGCCGAAGGCCCAAAGCCTACTCCTGGGTTGGAGTTCACCAAGCCTCAGACTCAGCCGGTGAGCAAGAAGCCGGGACTGCTGGACAGCGTCATTTTTGCGCTGATGGGGACTCCGGACGCCGCGCTGGCTCCCGAGGACGCAAAAGCACGGGGTGGGCGCCGGGCAGAGGCGGGGCAGATGGCCGCGAATGCAGCGAATGGCGACCTGGGCGACTCGTTCATGAAGGCTCCGAGTACGGGCGGGAGTGGGTTCGGGCTCAACGATATCATCAGTGTTGTGAGCAAGATGCTCTGAGTCATGCGGGACGATTTCGATCTTGAACGCGAATATGCGGCCGCGGCCATTGAGGGCGACGTAGCGACTCAAGAGGTCGACGTCGACCTTCGCGAAGCTTGGCTGCTGCTCAAGCAGGATTGCGAGTTTTTCATCGAGCTGTTTCTCGCGGATCAGCTCGACATGCCAGTGCCGCAATTCCACAAGGAGATCTGGAGTCGACTCACTGACCAGGAAAAAGAGCGAGTCTTGCTGGCGATTCCTCGCGACCACGCCAAGACGACGCTGGCCAAGTTGATCGTGATCTGGTATTGGCTCTTCACGAGTCATCGCTTTTGCGTATACTTGAGCAACACCAATGCGATTGCTAAGGGCGCGTGCAAGGACATCGTCAATTTCCTGAAGCATCCGAATCTGCGGGCGCTGGGCGTCAAGATCAAAAGCGTGGTCAAGGAATCCGAGAACGAATCGCTCTGGATGTACGATATCATTCTGCCGGACGGCAAGGAGAAGCGAATCATTCTGCGCGCCATCGGTCAGGGCCAGCAGATGCGCGGCATCAACATTGACAATCAGCGCCCCGATATTGCGGTCGTTGACGACGTGGAGGATAACGAGAACACCGAGTCGGAAGGCCTTCAGAAAAAGCTCGATCGGTGGATGTTTGGTCCATTCCTAAAGGCGCTGGCGCGCAAAAAGAAGATTCTGTGGCTTGGCAACATGCTGCAAAAGACTTCGCTGCTTGCCCGCTTGAGTCGCAACCCCCGCTGGAACCCTGTGGTTTTTGGTTGTCTTGTCAAGAACGCAGTCACCGGACTCCTTGAGCCTCTCTGGCCCGGCAAGTGGTCCGTCGAAGCGCTGCAAGAGGACTTCAAGGAATATAAGAATCTCGGTCTGATCGAGTCGTGGATGTGCGAAATGATGAATATGCCGGGCCATGGCGAGAACGGATTCAGCATTGACCAGATCAACTATCAGGCTGTGCCAACGCCTGATATGATTCGCGCGGCGTGGTTGACAATCGACCCTGCATTTGGTCTTAAGGCCGAGAACGACGAGACTAGTGTGGCAGTTCATGTGATTCCAAAGCACGGATTGCCAATGACTGTTGCGGTGGTGCACGGTAAGTTCGACGAGCACCGAATGTTCACGGAGGCACTTGGACTCGCGCAGTATTGGAACGCGTGGGTCTGGGGCATCGAAGCGGTTGCCGCGCAGCGAGTCTTGATTAGCCTGTTCAATGTGCTGCTGGCCCAGCGACAGATGATGGGTCGAGTCGAAATGATTCCCCTAATGGCCGGGCGCGGCGATCCAAAGGCGGGTCGAATTAGCGCGTGGGTCAGCTTGATGGCCAACGGTGAATGGGCGATTCCAGACGACGACGTGGACATCACCACGCAAACGCTCAACTATGACCTGCGAAAGAAGGAGCAGGAAGACGATATCATTGACTCAGTGGCATATGGCCCTGCGATGATGGAGTCTTATTTGTCGCTTATCATGGCGCAGGCCAGTGGATTGGACTGGGTGACCGAATCGGAAGCCCTATTTGGAATGGAGGTTGCCGGTGTATAATCCCAACAACACGAGCGAGCTGGGCGATATGACCTTCTGCAAGGTTCCGCTCGCCGAGCCTACGGTTCATGCCGGGCATCCCTTCAAGAACAAAGCGACTCACGAAAAGCTTCTCAAGTATCTGCGGCAACGGCTGCACTTGGGCAAGCAAGCTCGTGACAGTGAGTTGTCGCGCCTGGTCCGAATCGACCAGAACGTCGCTGGCTGGATGAAGTTGTCGGAGGAAGACAAGAAGCGCGATCAGCAGAAGGCAGAGGACGGGAGTCCGCAAGCGGTGGCAATCAACCTGCCCCTGACCTACGTGCATCTGGACGACATGATGACGTATTTCGCGCAGACCTTCGCGCCGACTCGTGGTATGTTCTTTCATACGGGCAAACCCGACGAGACCGATCAGGCCGCTCAGATTGTGACTCTGATGAACAATCATGCGATCTACTCGGGGTATTTCCGCCAGGTGCTGCTCGGCATCTGGTCGATTCTGAAGTATAACCGCGGCGGTTACCACTGCTTCTGGTCGCGCGAGGAAGGCCCGAAGTTGGTTCGCGACCCGGCGAGTCAAACGGATCGACTCGACATGCAGCTGCGGTGGCAGGGCAATCGACTCGAAGCAATCGATATGTACAACTTCTTGTGCGATCCGTTGGTCCATCCGACTCAGCTGCACGAAGATGGCGAGTTCGCTGCAATCGCTACCATCAAGAGCCATTATTGGCTGCAAAAGAAAGCGAGTCAAGGCGTTTATTTCAACTGCGCGCGGGCCTTGGAGGCCGAGAAAGGACTCGTGGACTGCAAGTACTACCGCTCGCCGCCGCAGGAGGCCATGATGGACCAGTCTGACTCGAGTGGGTCGGGTAGCAACTGGGTTAGCATCTTGAGCGAAGCCACCGGCTATACGAGTGCAAGCGGCTACGAGTTGGTGGAGATTTCCATTCGCTTGAATCCGACCGAGTTTGGGCTCGTCCAGGGAAACAACATCCAGCGCCAGCCGCGCAACCGACTCGAGACGTGGCGATTCACCGTGCTCAACGATGAATACATCATCGAGGCGCAGCATCTCAACAACATTCATGGATATCTGCCGTTCTTCCTGGGCCTGCTCAACGACGATCTGATGGGCACGAGTCAGAAGGGCGCCGCAGAAATCCTTACGCCACTACAGGATTTCGCCAGCTTCCTGATGAACACGCACGTCCACGCGACTCGGTCGAGCATCTGGGGTCTCACGGTCTACGATCCGACGATGGTCAATCTCCGCCAGATTCCCAAGGGCGAGGTGGCGGCAACCATTCCGCTGTTGCCGGCGGGCTACGGCAAAGACGTGCGAACGGCCGTGTATAAACCGACTCAGACGCTCGAGACCAAGCAGACTCTGAGCGATCTGTCCGGCGTCATGGACATGATCAACCAGTTCTTCCCGACTCAAAGCCTGCCGTCGCAGATCGCGAGTATTGATCGTGCGGTTGATCGCCAGGTAGCCGCGGTTCAGCAGGGCGCGAATCGGCGCCAACAGAAGGCCGCTCGGTTGCTGGATGACAGCGTGTTCCGTAACATTCGATTCGCGATGTACTACAACATCATCCAGTATCAGCCTGACGAATCCGAGGTCACGGATTTCTATACCGGCAAAGCGGTAAAGATTGATCTCGGCAAGCTGCGCAATACGGATTTGCCGTATGTGATCGGTCAGGGACTCAAGAGCCTGGATCGTCAGAGCGCAGCAGACGCGCTGCAACAGCTGATCTTCGCGCTGATTCAGGCGCCGCAGGCCGCACAGGGAATCGATGTGCTGGGCCTGATCGACTACTGGACCAGCATGATGGATATCGACATCAACATGAAGCAGTTCAGACTCGCGCCTCCGACTCCCGAGGGCCAGCCGGTCGATCCCAACGCGGCCGCCGCAACTCCGGGTGCCGAGGCGGGAATCAATCCGGCCACTGATCCGCAGGCGCTGACGTCACCCATCTACTAAGGGGAACTTTCATGTTTGATCCCGATCTTATTGATTCATACCCGCCGGAAACGCGGGGCATGATACGCCAGAGCCTTGCGCTTTTGGCGTCCACCGGGGTGTTGCTCGCCCAGAAACAGCGATTATTTGCCCGAATCGCTGAAGGAGCCGACAATGAAGACGAAGTGACGCTTAGCGGCCGAATCATCGTCTATCGTCGCGAGGCTCATGCGCTGCAATACCTGCATGACCAAGGGCTTGAATACCTCGAACAGACTGGAGAAAACTGATGCGAAAGAATCTGTATGCAACGCTGAATCGTCAGGGTCGGCGTAACGCTGGTCGACTGATGCGCCGTGACGAGAACGGCCATGGCGGCGGTGGCGGCTCGACTCAAATGTCGGACGGCAATAACATGCAGGGTAATTCGGGCGACTCCAGCCAGTCCAACGGCTCGGACCAAAATAACAATGGACAGCCGTTCGACTATTCGGGATTCTGGAACGATCAAACGCAACAGCAGCAGGA